TTCAGTATGTCCGTATCTGCCGCACAAGTAGCACCTGCCCTTTCTGCTTCCAAGAATACTTGGTGGGTGGGACATTCTTTTTTTCTTCTTTTCACCTTTCGGAAATTTTAGTCCGCTCATAGTTTTTCCTTCTTACCTTTTCTTTGTTTTCTAACTGAACGGAAGTTCTTCTTCAATTCCGTCTGGAATGTTCATGAAGCCTTCTGTACCTACATCTGGAGATGGCTGCGGAGCATTCTGCTGGCTGCTGCCGGATCCGGAATTTTTGCTTTCGGCAAATTCCTGTTCTTCTACCACAACTTCTGTAGTGTAAACCTTCTGCCCGTCACGGTTTGTGTAGCTTCCAGTCTGAATACGTCCTGCAATTGCAATCTTCGTTCCTTTTCGAAAATATTTTTCTGCAAACTCAGCAGATCTGCCAAAGGCTACACAAGAAATAAAGTCAGCTGTTGCTTCTCCATCTCTTTTGATTTTTCTATCTACTGCCAGTGTGTATCTGGTAATTGCTAAAGAATTTTCTACAGAGGTGTATCTTACCTCTGGATCTCTTGTTAAACGTCCCATTAAAATTACTTTGTTCATCTCTTAGCTCCTTAATCGTCTTTATTATCATGCAAGAGCCAGGCGATTACACCAAAGGCTCCAATCAGCACACCAACACCCATTGCAACAATTACATCTACCATTTATTTCATCCCCATTCCATACATTTTTAAAAGCTTCTGGATTATTCTTTTCATATAATTCTCAACCCGTTACTTATCTTTGCAGATCTTACAGGTTTTATCCTCCATCTATTTTCCCTCCATGGTTATCTTCTGTCCGCACCATTTGCAGTAGCCGGCAAAAACATCACTTTCGGTTAAATAGTTGCCGCATTTCGGGCATTCATATTTTTCATTTGAAACTACAGTGCAAATCTTAATTACCTTTTTAGGTTCTTCTTTATCCTCGCATTCCGCTAACTTTTCGCAAACTTTCTCTAAAAATTCGCAATCATCCTTGGCGCATTGTAGTCCATTGCAAGGATCATTGAAGCATTCAGGAAAATAAGCTCGATCATTTTTGTTTCTTTTAGTTAATCTTTCCACCTACTTCACCTCCTGCAATTTTCTCCTGGCGAATGCTTCTTAACAAATCTTCAATACCTTGGATATAGCCATCATAGAAACTTTCACCATCTGTATGATTTCTTTACGGTGCACGTCCAATTCTTGTACTTTGGTCTCGTATTTTTTCACAGAACCACCTCTGCATCTGAGGGCATATTAAAGATTCTGATCTTTTCTGGATGCTGAGCCGCAACCTGAATAGCACAGAGAACACGAACAGTCTTTGGTTCTGTACTATATTCTCCCAGGACAATTCCCACCTTCTTGTCTTTGGTATGTGCCAATATTTGATAGGAACCGGTTGGCGTACGGACTGTAGTAGTTGCTTTTCCAACCATATCTATCAGCTGATTCCTCTGTGATCTGATTTTCATTTCTACAATTTTCTCCTTTCAGATAAGATTCTTGTGGTATTGACAAGATTCTCCGTATTACGTTCATACTGGCGCACTTCCTTCCGCAGTTCGGCAACCACTGTGAATATTGCCCTCATAAAATTTGCTTTTATCCCTATAGCCGTGATTACTCTGTACTCCGAAGGACTTACCATTGTTTTGATCAGTCTTTCCTTCATCCATTTAGGTGGATTCTGGCCATACATTTTTCTATATTTCTTTTTCAGCATTCTGA